CAACCCTGTCGGTGATGACAGTGTGAACTCCGATAACCGTAGGGGTTATTGAGAACAGCGTGTCTTCCATCTGCTGAGGGTTGTCTAGTTCTGTACTTTCGGTAACGGCCTGAGCTGTTAGTTTCGCCATCGAAACTTCATTCCAAATCGTCCCAGTATTTTCGTCTAATCTTTGTCGGTCCACTAGGTTGGGCATTACACCCGCAAACTCTCTCACAATTCTTGCCGAGGCAATCATCGTGGGAATAGAGTCGGCTAATGAATCAGTTACTGTATTCCCTGCTGCCATTTCTTAATCTCCCAATTAAAAGCGGATACCGAGTTTTGCCATCTGCTCCGCTGCTTGTGCTATTTCGTCTCTAGATACCGACGAACCTGTATCGCCAAGGCGCGTGAGAAGAGAGTTGCCGTTCATCGCCGAAGGAATTCCCACTCCCGAATCGAGATCGTTAATTCCAAGTTCTTCGTTTTCCCGGGTTCTCTGTTCTTGAGCTGCGTTCTGGGCGCTCGTAAGGTCCTGTTCACGCTTGTCCCTTTCAAGGCGGCGAGCCGTCTTGAGGAAGTCTGCGTAAGCGTCATATAATCCTGCGACATCGGATGCCTGATAGGCTGGGGTCCATTTTTCCCTGAAGGTGCGGAGTTCATCCGAGCGTTCAAGGTCTAGTCCCAGTTCTTCAGTAATCTCCTGGATCTCGCGGATCATGTCGGCGGAAGCGTTTGTAAAAGACCGGTTGGTAGTGCGGTTTGCAGTATCGGCCTGTACCTTCTCAAGCTCCTCTGCAAGCACCTGTTCGTCCTGCGTCGCCTGGTGGCGAATCAGAGCGTTTGTGGTGCCTGATAGAGCAGCAATCGAGTCGGCTATCTCATCGAGCGTGGACTTCTCTTCGACGGCGCGTCTATAGCGACCGTTGAGTGAATTAAAGTCCTGCTGCGACTTGGTAAGTGCCGTCTGCTGGTCTTCAAACATCTTCCTCATTTCGGCTAAATCAGCCTGAAGTGAATCTACGGTGGGAGGTTGACCAGGATTCTGGGCCGGTTGCGCTTCTGCGGGCGCGGCCTCCGTCTCTGGTGCAAGGCTGCCAGTTCCATTCACTGCTTCTTCTGGCGGGTTTTCAAAACCTGCCGTCTGGTTCTGTAATGTCATGCACTACCCCTTAAAATAAAAAAGTCGCCGAGAAAATTAATCTCTGGCGACTGAACCGCACTTTCAATATATGTTTAAGTTAACGTCTAGTTTAGTTTTTTTACCGTTCCTTTGTCAAAGATAAGATGAAGGTCCGTACTGCATTTAGAGCATCGCACCCATATTTCTCCAATAAGTTTCTGGGCGAGTTTCCGCTTACAATGCGGACATCGTACTCCTTGAAACCCATGTTCTGTCTTTGCTGCTGTTGTCACCAGTCAAGTCCTGCTTCTATCAAGTACCTATCTATCTCGCCTCTTTTTGAAAGAATCACTCCACCTTCTTTTTTCGTGAATTTCCTTTCAAGTAAAAAGAACTTAATATTATGCGGAGTGGTGTTATATTCCCATTTCCATAAAAGAGCATCAAGAAGAAAGGCATCCTCTTTTGTCCATCCTATTGACTTAACAGCGCCTGTCTGCATTGCCTCTCTTTTTTCGTCGGCCTTAGCCTCAATTTTAAGAAGCTCCAACCTATCATCAAAAGTCCAACCGATACGTTCAATTTCACCCTGACGCATCGCTTCCTGATCTTCATAGCCTTGCCTTTTCCAGAATTCAAATTTTTCCTCAAATCCTGCCTTGGCAACTTCCTCGTCAATGACCCTGAAGTACGGCTGCATGACATCCCTGTCACGGTTAAGCTCCTGCACTGGCTCTATGGCATTGTTTCTGATGTCTTTTTTTATATCGTCAACGTAACCTTTCGTTATCGGGTTTTCCCTGAGAGCCTCAACCCTTTCGTCACGGGCTTTAAAATCGAATCCCCAGATCGGATGGTCAAGAGGTGGGTCTGCATTTAATACCCTGAAGTATTCTTCAAGGGCAAGGTTATATTCACTTGTGCTTGCTTCCTGTTCATCGAAATATTCAACAAGATCAGAATACTCGCTTTTACCCTCAATGTATCCTGTGTCATTAACGTATTCTTGATACGCCTCTCCGATGACGCCCCTCAATTTTTGCCCTACCCCGACTTCCGCAACAGCATTTTCTATCTTTGTGTCACGGGTATCTTTTACCACTTTCTTTTCTTTTCTATAATCTTCAGAAACAGAACCTTTTTCACTTCTTTCGATACTCTTCTGCACTTCAAGATCCTGCAATTCCGGGTTTTCCTCGATGAGCTGTTGCCTTAGCCTTGTGTCCATATCCTTTGATCGCCTTGGAACTTCGCCGCGATTGTGACCAAACTTTTCAAGTACCTCGTCGGGCTTGTTCCTGAAGTCGTCTTCAAGAATTCTGTTGAAGTCGTCTGCGGCTGTTGAAGGACTTGTCCTTACGCCGCCTGCCCCAATGGTAGCACCAGGAATATTGTCTCCTTCCATCATGCCCTGTACTAGTATCGGAAGTGAGTCCTCGAAAAGGTGGGCAACCATATCGGTATAGCCTTCAATCTCCTCGTAAACATTGGCATCAAATCCGGTAATCCCCTCAACTGCGGTCTGAACAATTCTCACTCCCTGAGCGCCCCTGCTTGCCATAAAGCCTAGAATCGGATTTTCCCTAAGATCCATTTCGATTAATCGACTATTATCACCTGTTGCAATTGCTGCGGCTATTCCCGTCATAAGTTGTGTCAATGCTCGTACCTGACCACCTACGCCGTAGTGCTGGCCGTCAACCTCGACACCGAGATAGCGTTTCCCCGAGAGGGGGTTTTGCGAGATTGCAACATCATCCATAATCCTGTCCCAGTCATGTCCCTTGGAAAGCCCGTGGCTGATTACAGCAGAAGCAGCAACGCCGTGAACCGCGGTCAGAAGTTTTCCAAGCGTTTTGAAAGATTCCTTCTGCCTCACGGTTGCACCCTTGCCTGTTGCCGTCATTGGTATTGCCATGAGTGCATCACTCACAAGTGCAACAGTTGACCTTAAAAGCCTTGGTGAAAACGCAAGGAACGTACCTTCGATTTCTCTCTGTTTGCTTCCAATACCAAGTGCCTTTGAATCAAGTCCACCCGTAAGATTTCTTATATATGCACCAAGCTCATCAAGCCCTCCGCCTTTCTTCCCAGGCTGAGTAAACGTAGGTTTGAGTGCATCCCACATTAGTGAACGGTTATAGGCAAGAAACATACTATATGAACTCTGGAATCTCCCAAAGGTCTGGTTCGATACAGCCCGAACTCCTCTTCCGGTCATGGCTGCGCCTCTTCCGACCTTTAATGAGGATTCGCCGAAAACACTTCCAAGCAGTTCATCGCCCTTGTTTTGCGGAAGCATCTCAAGTAATCCTGCTATCGGAATTCCTCTGCCTCGCTCAAGAGCCTGGAAGAATTCAACGTCGCCGACGGGAACCCCGTGTTGTGCCATCTCCCTGAACGTGTCAATATTATTTTCGATATATCGTGCCTGAACCGTCGGGTCTAAAAAGGCTTCATAATGCTTGAGAGTTGCCTTTGTCCATTTGACCGGATCTTGTGCAAGAAGAGGAAGTCCCTGTATTAAAGGTGCGCCGAAGTCAGCGTTTGCGATCAGCCACCTTGCTGCATCTGCGGGTCTGCCAAGAACAGTTTTTACCCATCCTTTCGATTCACCCGCAACCTTGCCAACACCATCATCAAGAATTGTGAAGTCATCAAGTTTATAAAATCTTCCCCGCCACTCCTTGACCGGAATTTTATTATCGCCGAGTTCTCCAAAAAGCTTGCCGTCAAGGAGATCCTTTTTGGCAATATTGTTTAGAGCTCTTGCCCTGTCCGCCCGGACAATGTTGAAATCAGCCCGCGTCTTGCCCAATTCAGCGTTAGCTTTTTGGACTTCTTCCTGTAACTTGTTTATCTCACGAAGTTTTTCCTGCGCTTCCTGTGCCAGTTTTTTGACTCCTGGTTTCTTGGTAAACTTTCCTGTCTTTTCATTGAAGATAAATTCAGTTGCAATATCCGTCTGTGCCTGATGCAAATTTTTGTTTGCTGTGTGATAGGCAGCTCTGGCCCTTTGTACGTCATTCGTAGCCTGGTTTATTCGGGCGGCAAGTTTGGGGTTCAGCTTCTCAAGTAATTCAACCTTGGTAAAAGAAGTCACGTTTTCAGCCATGTATTCGCTTAACTGCGCATCGACTATTTCGCGATAGGCAGTTTTCATGTGACCCTGTAATGTCAGGCGGGGATCGATGTCGTAAATAGTCTCAACCAGTTCTCCCGTTTTTGGATCAATTTTTCCCATTCTTGTATCGGTCACATATTCCCAGACCCTTTGTTGATGGGCGCTGGAATCTCTTAACAGCTCAACATCATCGATGCTCGTTACCCGCCTTGGTATATAAAACCAGCCGTCACGATCCTTGCTGAGAGATTGAAGGCCGTTCTGGACCCTGAGCTTTTCTATCTCATCGACAATCTGTCTGTACCTATGTATATACTCAATTGCCTCGTCGCTTAACGCATTGGTTTTTTTGCCCGTTACCTTATCAATAGTTATAAAGGCTTCCTCAACATTGGGTATTGAAAAAAGGTCTTGCCAGAGCATTCCCGTACCCTTAACGACACCATCCTTGTCTATTTTGACCGGAGTCCTTCCGGTAAATCTCTGGGATTTTGAATCAAGTCCAGCCTGAAGGGTTATTTCAACAAGTTGATCTGCAC